AATTGAAACCGAACCAGGTCCAGTGCTTCTTGCTTGTTTAATTAAGATATTTCCCATTTTAAATTAATTTAAAATTATTTTATTTTTTTTTAGTCACACCGAATAACCAACCGTATTCTTTGGTATTTGACATAGTGGCATTATTGTCATATTTATCCGCGTCATAATACGATTTACTAGGGTCTGGTGAACTTGTTACATCTTTTAATAAATAGTCAGCATCTGTTTTTACGTTATTCGTTGTTATCTTCCAACTATCTAACATAGCCCTAGTCATATTATCGGACTCTTGTAACCTTTTAAATGATGTATTTGCCACGAATAAACACATACCAAGAGCCATAATAAGGTCATCATGTGATCCTTTCATATGGTCTGGTTTACCGTTTTTATAAACAAACTTTTTAAGCTCAGCTGTTAACCTTTCGCTTCTGATTTTAAAACCACCTCTAGAAACCGCTTCCTCTAAAGCGGCAACGATTTGACTTCTCCTATTTCTTGATGCAAAATTTATCCCAGGAATGGCATTCTCATCAGGTATGTAGTACATACTATTACTATCACCATCTTTATCGTAATGTAATAATTTTTTAGGGTAGTTTAATTCTTTGAGTTTTTGTGTTGATGCGACACCCATACCACCAGTAATATCAAATGTGGATAAAGCATCGTACATTCTACCGTATTGATCAACTAATTGAGCGGCAATATCTGGTGGAACTTTACCATGATACTCTAAAACTTGCTCAAACGTATCATAATCGATAATACACATACCAGTCGCATCTTCAGAGTCACCTCTAGACACGTCAAGGGCTAAGATATATCTATGACCTTTTTGGGGTAGTTCCCATATCCATAGGTTACTATCCCAGTTTTTATCTTTTATTGAGGGGTCTTTAACATTATCCTGCTCTTGTTTTCTAATGACATCACCTTCGATTACGTTATCACCAGATCCAATAAACGCGCACTCCAACTCCTGATTAATCATTCGTTTGTTGAAGTTCATATCCCTACACATATTCTCATACCATGAGGAGTGTGGTTTGTATCCATCTTCCATGAATTTGGCTATGACGTCTGGATGTAAATCTATAGCGGAATCAATAATATCCTCATCTTTTTCAGATGCTGGTTTTTGGAACCAGTCTACAATATCTTTTGTCTTTACTAAACGTAAATCTTTATTAAATCGAGGATCTTGCCACCATTTTAAATGTGTAACGCAGAAGCTATTTTCACCTTTAATCGCACCCTCATATGAAGCGTAGTAGATTGGGTCTAGTCCGTTAGGTGTTGAAATCAATACAGCCTTACCACCAGTACCAATTGACGCCAAACACGCTGTCCATAACTCCTGACCACCTTCAACGAAGGCAGCTTCATCGATTAATAAAACTGTTGGCGTATAACCACGCAAGGCATCCTGTGATGTTGCAACGGCTTTGATCTCGGAACCGTTAGATAGTCTAACGTGTTTTTGCGATGATTTATCGAAACTAACATTTACCCAGTCAGGTAATTGTTTAATGAAGTTGATGATTTTATTTTGGAACTCAATAGCCGTTTCCTGTTTGTTCGCAAGGATCAAAACCTTTTCAGGTCTATCTGGGCTAGCAAAAGCTGTAAGTACAGCGGAATAAGCGGCAGTTACCGTTGAGATACCAGCCTGGCGATACTTAAGGACTAAATTAAATCTATGTTTTCTGTAGTTGGAAACAAGTGTTTTCTGACCATCAAATAACTCAAAAGGTACATATCCTTCTCTCGTCTTATCGAAAGTTTCAAAATAACTTTCAATGACATAGCAAGGATCCTGAGAACATTTAGCGAACTCTAAAAGTAATTCTTTCTTATCTGTAATTTGTTTTTTCAAACTTGTTTCTTTCCATATAAATAGTTTATTATAGTCCTAAATCACTTAAACTAATACCATCAAGGTCATCGTTGTTAAAATTATACTCCATAATTTCCATTCTTTTGGATCTCACAATAGAGTCAATTTCTTTTTTTGCGTAATCAGGTCGATGCTCAACCAATGACATAAATTCGATAAAACTTTCAGCATCTTTTTTAAAGAGCTCAATTAAAACCAATTTTTTAATATCATAATCATCAACATCAATCAAACCGTGTAAATTCCCCCACATAGTCGGGAACAATCTAATGTCCCATAATTCAGCGATGATTGTATCGGTATAATCAATAACCTTTTTAGTGTCTTTTTTTGGTAACCCAGCAACAGAAAAAAGTGATATAATACCTTTTGTCATCTCCAGAATCAATATCGGGAAATTCATACCTTTTGCTATAATTTTAGGTATTTCTCCACTAAAGTCAAGGTCAACGTAGCCAGCATTGTTAGAATCGTTCGATTCAATCTGTTGTTGGAAGTCTTCATCGCTAATTAGATAGTAGAATAAATCATTAGCAATAAGAGCTTTCTGGTAAAAAGGTATAACACCAGGGACGATTTTTTCGATATCATCACGATAAAGGTGGAATATGTAAAGAGCTCGTAATGACGCTCCTTGCGAGAAGGCGTTTATTGTCCTTCTTTTAACAACTTCAGCCAGTAATTCCTCATCATTTTCAATCTCCTCTTTTTCTTCTTGTGTTAGAGGGGTTTGCATATTCATTTCTTCAGGTAATTTAATGGTACCTGGTTCCATAATCTCAAGGTCAAAAATCACCTCATCATAACCTAAATTCCACTCATCACGTATGATTTTTTCAGCTAGATCACAAAGTGAGACCCTTTTACCGCTTTCCATGTTTGTTGCACGAAACATTGCCCCACCAGCTGACATCATAACTTCCATTGGACTTATAAGTTCTTTTGGCGTTTGGAATGTATTCGAATAGGAATCGATTAACTCTTTGTATCTTTCAGAGGCAATCATTTCTTCCCGCCAAGACTCTGGGTGTGTACTTTGATCATAGTAAGGTAACTTGGCCAGCGGGTGGCTTCTCTTTGAAAGTTTTTCAATCGTTGATTTAGCGATCAAATTTGGGTAATCACCCAACTGTAGTCCTGATTTTCTCATAAAAAAAAATGCCTTGTTTATTATTAACAAGGCAAATTTAGGTAAAACTTTTTAATTAACCAAATTTTTTAAGCTTTTGGTTTCCCTTTTTCACCCTCATTTGGTTTTGGGATGTCAATTTTTGAAGGGTTTTTTGTTGGTGACGGAGTTTTAACTGGCGTCTCAACAGGGGCTTTTGATGGCATTTGGTGTCTATCGTTTCTCATATTATTATGAATTTTTTTTACTGTTTATGTAGTTTAAAATATCGGATTTATTTAACTTAGGTTTTTCCGACTCTGCAATAATACGAAAGATATCTGAACTAACCAAATTTTCCTCAATTTTTTCAGTCTCTTCTTTTAGAACATCCAAGATTCTTCTCAATTCTTTATACGCTTCTTGTTGTTTGTCATCTTTTAATAACTCTACAACTTTTTTAACAATCCAAGATCTGTTACCTAATTTATCTAATAAACCTTCATAAGCTATCGGGTCCATTTTACTGATAACGGTGTCATAAGAAGGTTCTCTCGGTTCAGATTTTTTTGTTGGAAACAAACTTAATTGATTTGTATCCTTCGTATTTATAACCTTAAAGTTACCTTCAGATTCTAAAGCTTCTTTTGCTTGTTCAAATGTTTTAAATTCCTCTTCATCATTATCTTGCATATCATAATGAAAAACCGTGTTAGCGTAATCAATTACACCATCTTTATCTGTTGTTTCAACAGTATCGCCGTTTTCATCATTAATCTGATATCTTTCCTCATCGAATTTAACTGGATGTCTTCTATCCCAAGGTAAATCGTAATACGTGTATCCACCTGTTAGCCTAGACATAAGGGTGTCGATCGTATCATTGAATGACCAGTTAGCCGCGTCATCCTCTTCAGATTCTGTTTGCATACTCGCCTCAGCTTCTTTTTTGGTGTTCATGAGTTGCTGAATAGCTTCTTTAGCTTTATCCAGTGATTGTATTGTAGCCTCTGGATCTGAAATAGCTTTGTTTATTATTTCGTCTGAGTTTTGTGTGTTGTCTTCCATTAGAATTTTTCTATTTCTTCTTTATTTATTATCGCAAGTAGTTTATCCCTACTGTAAATTTTTTCTTTAACCGATTCGATAGTTTCGCCATATCTAAAAACTAACCTATCTTCGATTTCAGGTGATTCGGTTTCCCAACCCAGGGATATTATCCCTTCAACACAATCATACATCGAGAATGTATCCGAATGCATTGCCAAAGATAATTCAATATCCTCAGATTTTAATATACCAACAGTTTCAACCTGTTCAATATTAGGTGGTGTTGGATTACCGCTGGAAGCTGGTTGTACATCCCAATCATCACCATACTCCACCCTGTCAAGTCTATTTGTAAAAATGAACTCGTATGTGTTCTGGCCTTTAAAATCCTTATTTAAGGGGTTTATATAAATTAAATACATAATTATTTTACTTTATTTACTATATTAAAACTTAATTCGTTATCAAATATTAAAGTTTCACCGCCAGTTTCAACCTTTATGTCGATAAAATATTCTTGTGGGACTAACCACGTTGTGTCTATCGTAAAATAGTTGTTATTAAAAGACTTATTAGCAATTTGCCAGTCAACTATTGTTATAACAGCTGGCCCTTGTTTAACATACATTCTATAATAAACCGTATTACTAACGTAATATTCGGAAACGGTGTATGGTTTCCTCAGTAGAACGTTAACTTTTCTTTTTTCACCTTGTGATAACTTTTCTTCTCTTTTAATACCACTCAAAGATAAACCATATCTTGTATCATCTAGCGCGTCTATATTAAAATTATAATATTTATCAGCGTCTATTGGGACGAATCTTAATTTCGTGTTTGGTCTGGCTTGTCCATTGTAGACAATATTAGACCAAATGTCATTATATTCTGTATAGCTTGTATAAACAGCTTCATCACCAAAAACTTCAACATAATATACACCCTTTGTTTTTTGTTTTACTGTGTAATTAACATTATTAATTTTACATGTAGGTAAATGATCAAGATTTTGTAATTTACCGTCTATAACTGAATAAAAGAATAGGTTATTACTCTTACCTAGATAAAAAGTAACTCGATCATCTTCTATATGGTCGTTATATTGGGTTTCAATAAATGGTTCAAAAAATGTTTGCGTGTGTCTTGTAAATAAACCAAGGGCAAAGTTTTTCTGCTCCACCGAATAATCCAAAGCCTCGACAGCATCACTAAATTTCAAACAAAAACCGTAATAAGTTGCCCCAGTTGTCACCCCAGTAGTTGTAATATAATCATTTACAAAATCGGTTATATCCATTTCAACATCCTCATTACCCCAATCAAAGTGTTGGGATGCTATAGGAGTACTACCGTTAGGTATAGCCCCGTTTGGTGCAAAGCTGCTAGTGTTTGTCGCCTTAAACCAGTTAGATGGTTCTAACGCAAAATCTTTATTTTCTGGTATGCTGGTAGCTGATGGGGTAAAATCGTACCCACTACCTTCATCCCAAAATTGGTTAACAACATGTAATTCCAAGTCGAAAGACGTGGGTCTATAATTATCATTAAACAATAAATTATTACTAGTACTTAAAAAATCTTTAATATCGAAACTAGAAGTGTTTTTAATCTTTAATATGTGTCTGGTGTTGTTGTCAACATTTATAACCTTATCTGAAACCAGGTTTTTAATCTCATCAAAAGAACAATAAAATAGGAATCTACTATTTTTAACACCAAAATATAGTTCGGATATCTGGTTTCTACCAGTATTAACATCACTATTTTTGACGATAGTGTTATTCTTATCAAAATATGTTCTGTATATGCCCATGATAATAAATATTTTAATTAATGCGTAAGTTATGGTTTATTATGCTTGTTGGTTGATTTAAATTGTTTCCGTTTATTTCCTGAGTCAACTCCCCTTGTAAATCCGTCAGTAATTTTCTAGCATCGTTGTTAATAGAATCTTGTACCTGGCCAACTGAATGCCCATGTGTTAGTATGATATTAACCAATTTATTAACCATCTCTAATAACTTTTCACCCCTAACCCATCCGTAGGTTTGGTAGCTTTTTTTACCGTCATCAGATAACCCAGATAAAAATTTTGCGACAGTTTCCATCGACATACCTTCTTTAGGGTTTTCAAGATAATCTGGTGAATTAATACTACTTAAGAACAAAAATTTATCAGCGTACATAATTTGCGCGGTAATATCCTTATTCTCACTTTTTTCTTCGGTTGTAGTTTTTGTTTCGGTAACAGGTGCCTGTAGCTCTTGATTACCCATGAAACGATCAAGTGAATATTTTTTTATTTTACCTATGAACTGGTTAAATTCATCAAACCTAACATAATCTAAGGACGATGTATCGGTTGGTTGGGTTTTTGGTATACCTAATTCGTTTTGTAATTGTTGTGTTGGGTTAGTATACTTATCCCTATTAGATGGGACAATTCTAACCACAAAATTTGTTAGGTTTGGTACAACATCCGTTGTTTCATTATTAGCCCCACCAGAATTAGGTTTTGTTGGGATCCTGTTAACTAATGAAATAACGCTATTTTCACTCCTAATTTCTTGTGTACCCACCAAATCTGGATTGTAATATTTTATCTTTTTCTCTCTATACGCCGAAATAATGTCTTCGATAGCCTTCTCCATTAAAGGAACCGTGTTAAACTGTAATGTGTGTCTAACCGTATATTGATTTCTGACAGTACCAGCGCTATAATCTTTAAGATTGTTATATTGTTTTCTTGTCAGGCCCTTTCTACCTTTAGTGTCTTGTATTGTTTCTAAGGTATCATAAAGACTAACAGTACATTTAATATTTTTATCACTCAAATTATCTTTTCTCTGGTACTCAAATATTAATTCAACAAAGAAATCTAAAAAAACATCTTTTTTTGTTGTTTTAGATTCTTTTTTTTGTGTATAAGTTAAAGATTTCTTATATTTCGATATCTGGAATATAGGGTATTGTGTTTTCCTAGTCTTGTTTGAAATGTGATCTAATCTAATTAAAACTCGATTATTACCTAAGGATATTTGTTCGTTGTCAAAACCAGATAAGATAGTTTCATTAACACTATTGGCAACTTCTTCAGGTGTTGTTGATTTTTCTCTGTTATCTTGTTCCCTGTATGTGCTATACAAAAAGATAGGGTCGTTGGTAATTGGTCCAACATATAATTGACCAGCCTTTGTTTTAATCACCCTAACTAACTGCCCTGGTTTAGGGACCATATTTAAGTTGGTTGGTAGGAAGGGTTGCGCTAAAAACTCATCAAATAACTTATCCTTCGCAACAGTATAAGACCATTCTGTGTAAGTATTACCATTAGGGTTTTTATTCTTAATAGCGTTCTGTATATCGGTAACGGTTAAATAACTTTTATATGCTTCATATGGGGCCACACGGATTCTACCGTGGTTTAACGGGTCCTGGTTATCAAAGCAAATACCTAATTCAAAACTTTCCATTAATCTTTAAACTTTAATCTTTCTTTTAATTCATTGTAAACTTTATCATATGTTATTTCCACCTCTTCTAAAGTGGTGGTTAACTTTAACACATTATCTTTTAAAGCATCAAAATCATTCTTTAACCCTAGAAGGGTTTTAGCCAAATCTTTATTAGATTTTTTATCAACGTTATCGTATATTTCTTTTAACTTAGGGTTATTCATAGTTATTGTATTTGTCCGTAACCCATAGAAAAACCAACACCAGTTGTTGTTACTTCAACTTTTGAGTTAGTTTTGATATGGGAAACCATTAATTTTACCGTCTCCTCTAAAGCTATCATTAAATGATTTGGTGTTCCGTCTGGGAAAGTTGCCGCGGTTTCAATACCCTTTTCACTTAAACTTGATTTAAGGTCGTTGATCATGGCCACCTGATTTAACCCAGGTTTTAAAGCCCCACCAATTAAAACTAAAGGTGGTGGCATAGGTGGCATAGGTACAAAGTTTAGTAACTTTAATAACCTTAAAATTTGTTCAATTATAGATTCACAACCACTAACTTTAAGACCTTTAAGTGCTTTTAATAGAGCTAATAAACTTTTTAAAGCTGATATGTAGTCCAAGCCTCTCTGTTTTAAAAAATCAGCGGATATTTTTTTAGCTAAATTTATTAAATCTTTTTTAATTAGGTTAAATATATTCTGTACTAATAAGTCCGTGATGTGGTTACCTATTTTTGTGATCAGTGGTTTAATAAAACTAACCATACTTTCAGGTGTTTTTTTACCCGTATCACCTTTTAAAACTAAAAATAATTTAGGTATAACCATTAATTTTGGTGTCACAATCATCTGCATTAATGCATATGGTATCGCTTTTAATATATTTAATTGAACCTCTGCATTTATATTGGGTAGGTTAAGTACCGCGTTCGTCTCACCGTCATTGATAACTTTATTTAAACCGTTATTTAAACCGTTTTCTAATATATTAGCCGCTTGGTCTAGATTTGGAACTTTTTTACTATTATCAATATTCGCATTATTTGTGTCTGGTGCGAGTTGATTTGGGTTTTCACCAGGGAAAATTAACTTACTCTCCTGGCTATTATTAAACAACTCCTCTAGCGAATTTAAAATATCATCAGGGTTTATCGTTACATCTAAGTTACCACAAGATGAAAATCTTAAGAAATTATTAGCTCTTAGATTACCAGTGGTTTCAATGTCATCAAGCTCCTTAGTGTTAAAATTAAAAACGTTATCAAAATCTGAATCAGTGTTTAATAAACCACTTTCTTCACCGTTTTTTTGCGTCTGATTAGCTCCATACTGATCGTTTAAAAAAGCTTTGTTACTAGAATCAGGTTTTGTTGTGTCGGTTTCTTCACCACAAAAACCAAACATCTTTTTTAACCCCTTAGTTAACCCACTTTGTTTAACGATAATAGCTTTGTTCACATTACCCTTAACAGATAACGAACCCGTTAAAACATCCATGAGTATCGCCATGAAATTAGGGAAATTAAAAACTGGGGCTGTAACTGTTAAGTAATCCTTTAAAAATTCACCAAATTGTTTTTTTGAATAATATTCACCGAACTTAAATAAATAAGTGGAACTATCAATCGCACTAAGGGTGAATAAAGTTCTCTCACCTTTTTTAAGTGTTAATGGGCTATTAACATCAGCATTCTGCGCTTTACTAAAGAAATAATTGACGTGTTTAGTAACGTCATTACCTTCATACATTAATTTACCAACTCGACTATCTGGTGCAACGTTTAATAACCCAAACGAATCAATCTCCTGTTTACTTATTTCAATACCTGTGACCGATAATGTTGTGTATTTTTCGGGTATGACTAAATTAGGGTCACAACCAAAAACTTTATAAAAGTTATCGGCTATAACCTTATTGATCGAGTCGAATTTTTTTAATTGGGATAAACTACCTTTTAGTATTAAAGATTTAAACTCTTTTTGGCCTCTTGTTGATTTGACTAACTCGACCAAAAAATCAATAAATTCAAGCTTGTCTAATTTTTTTTGGGCATCAGTAACGTATGGTTTCTGTGTGTTAGAAACCACCAATGATCTATACCTTGAAAATATCTCGCTTTGTGAACTCATTATTCATATTCTTTTTCATTTGTATCTGATGAAGCACCTTGCTTCTTAATAAACTCCTCAGCCCATTTTCTATCTTCATCAGTAATTGTCATGCTAACACCAGCACCTTCTGTTGGTTTACCAGACTTATAAAGAATATCCCCTTGTATCTTAATTAACCTTAGTTTTTTTTCGATGGAAGAATCAATGATCTTAAGTAGGTCATTTGTTATCTTACCAACTAAAGCAATATCAGAATTCTCATTAATGTCTCTTGAGAACTTTTTATAGGCTGTCAAAGCCCTATTTCTCTCATCAACAATCTCATTGTATGTTTCTTGCATGAGTTCTTTCATGCTTTCCTCGGAAACATCAACTTTTTTCTTTTTAGGTACCATAATAATGTTATTTATTAATAAATATCAGGCATCCAAATAATTGTCCTTAAAAATCTTATACAATGACTTAAATCTTTTCATACTATTCCTGATTTCCTTAGTATTTAAGCCCGTCATATTTCTTATGTACAACAATATTAGATTCTTATTAAACTTAGGTGAATTCTTACCATCACTTACTTGTGAGAATAATTCTCGCCACTCCTCTAAGATTTTAGCTAGCGAATGACCTACTTTGAATTCGTTTTCATTTAAGTCATCCGCCTCTAAATCTTTTCTTATACTAGCGGCCAGTGATTCAATAAAAATTGTTAAATCGAGATCATCGTTATCAATTCGATATAACAAATCATCTCTTTTTAAAACATCACCCTCGTTTTGATCAATGTCAACAAGTGACATATTTTTCTTATACTCTTTGACCATTTCGCCAAAAAGATAATTCTTACAGATAGTCCCAAAATATGAAAAAGATCTTTTACCCTTTTCGGGTTTGAACTTATCAAATTTTGTCATTAAGAAGGATAAAGTGTCTGCATGTAAGTCGTTGAACTCGTAAGATTGTCTATATAGTTTATAGGTTCTTATAATACTCTCTATCATTTTATTGATAGGTTCTTGTAAGTATTCTCTATAAATTTTCTCTCTCTCCTCAACAGTTTTAGCATCCAGAAACATGATCACCGCTTTCTCCTGGTCTACACCATAATAGTTGCGATCTTTTTTCTGTCTTGCCATTATTCACCAACTGCATTTTCCTCATAAATTATATGCCTATCTTCGTTAAACATGTATTCTTTTTTGGCTGATTCCATCCAGAATAAAGCTTCTTTCGGTTCAATTTTGTACTCAACAGATTCACTGTTTTTGTAAAGCCAGAATAATGACCCACTTCTCATATTTACGTGTTTATACCCTATTTTAGGGATAACCATTGATTTGTATCCATTTTTGTGGAAACGTAATAAGAACTCATAATTAAATGTTAATTTTATTTGTTTTAAACCGTTAATCTCATTGTAAACGGATGTTTTGATAACCATACCACATGGGTTGATGTTAGGGTACTCTAATAAAGTTTCAAGATCGATTGACCCGAGAGTTTCGCTAAAATTATAGGCCCAAACAGCTTCATTTGATAATCCAATAAATTTATTATCTTCTGAAACATCATTAATGATTGGTAAAAACATATCGACTTCAGGATACGCTTTAATGTAATCATTAACGTTTTTATACCAAGTTTTTGACACCTCATCATCAAACTCCAAGACACTCATAAATTCAGTTGTGACTTGTTTAGCGGCAAAGTTTATTTGGCTTTGGTAATCAGAATCACCTTCGTTGGTAACAACCTCGATATTTAAATCGTATTTTTTGAAATCAAAAGACCCCATTTTAGTAATAACATCTAAACAATTACATGTTACGATTAAAACTTTTTCTGGTTTAATATCATTTCTATCAATCGATGATAACGCGATATCAAATAGATCATCGAATTTTTGTTCACCAATACTTTCAACAGAGTGTACTGGTACTATAACGGTTAAATTAGTTTTGTTCATTTTCTTCTACAGTTTGATTAAAGTTTTCTTTTATTTTTTCTAGTTTTGACATTTTTTTATTAAATAAATGTTGGAAAACTTCCATTGTGTTTTTTTCAAACATTTCTTGTGTGTATTTCTCATTTATTGATTCCGATACATTCATTAAATTTTCTGGTAATGTATCATCTAACCAATTTTTAATGTAACTAGATAAAATTTCTGGGATCTGATTCTCATCATAAACCCAAATACCATTATCATCTGTCATCCATTCTGGGATGATATTAGGTACTTTACCAATTACTGGTACACCACATTTAATTGATTCAACAGGGAAGCGACCAAATGATGAGTCGTCATCAACCCAAATTGATACAGCACATTCTTTTAAGTTTTCTGCGAAATCTTTATGATTCATTGCGTGCATATCTTTAAAGGATATGAACCTGTAAATAGGGTATTTAAGATAAAAAGCTTTGATTATCTTAGCTGCTTTTCTAGCTTCACGGCAGTGAATAGCAATTATAGGTTTTTGTGGTTTTTCGCTAGGTTTAAAACTAGTGTCGATCATAGGTTCAATAAATTGAACGTCTTCAACAGGCACCGTGTCTTCGACCATACTTTTTAACGTGTTTGATGTTGTGATACATTCTTCAGCCCCAAGATCAATCCAAGATTTACCAGGTGAAAAAGCTTCTAACATATAGTCGAATGATTGTACATAAATGATTTTTTCAAGCGGCATTGAGCTGATTTGTTCGAAAACACTACCGTAAACCTCTGGTACAACAATAAAATCGGATGGACCAACAACTAGATTATTATCTTCGATAGACATATGCTCTAATTCATCGCACTCTGGGGTTAACCATGACCCAACTTTAATGAAATCGTTTTTTTCATGTAAAATCGCCACATTATACCCATTATTTTTAAGAACAAGCGCTTGGTTATACAAATGTATAACGCTTGATTTGCCGTTACCTTTTGTATCAGGAACCAAAAAAATGATCTTATGCTCTTTGTTTTTAATCTTAGAGATAGCAGATTCAAGGTTGTTAACTATTTCTTTAGTTTTTTCCATTTTTTTCTTTGTTTAGTTTTTTTAGGAGTTTAAATAATTCTTTCGTGTTAATTATAGTATAATCAGATTTAATGTCAAGATTAAATTCGTTTTGATATTTTATCGATATCTTACCCTTAGGTTTTGCTTTTAAGATCTTAGGGTTATCGGTTACTAGAACATCACAATGCAACCAAAAATCTTTCCATTTTTTAGGGAATATTATTTGCTCTAGGTTATAGTAATTCTTACTTAAAAAGAACAACGTAGCGGCTTTAGATCTCTGACTTTCATTGTTTAGTAATAAAATATTGATCTTGCTTTTATTTGAGAAGTCAGATATTTCTTTTATAATACCAGGTTGCGGTTCATCCGTCCTACCAAAAACTTCAAAACACGCATCATCGTACATAAATCGTTCAAGATTGAATGACTCATCTTTTTTATTTTCAGTAAATTCAATCTCCTCGTCAGTTTTAAACTCTGGTGATTCAACAACGCCCTCAATATCAGGGAAAGACGCGGATAAATTAAAAGGATTTATAGGTTCGATGGCTTCTTTTTCGAATTCGAACTCGTATAAATCCTTTAATTTTGAAATGTGATCTCTTAATATATTATTTATTGTGATACCTACTATCATATAATTATTTTTAACTAAAAATAATAAAGAAGCGAGGTAAAATAAACACTACATTTTACTTTCGTTAAATATTTTTTCTATCTTCTTGATTAATGGGTTTCTAACAACATCGTCTTCACCCAGAACTACCGTACCAACTTCATCAAAATCACTGAATTTTTGGATGATAAAGTTTAACGAACTTTCACCCTTCTTCTTCATATCGATCTGATTCTCGTCACCCAAAAATATCATTTTAGAGTTCTCACCTAGTCTGGTCATAATCGTTCTGATATTATCAATTGAGATGTTTTGTGCCTCATCAATTATCGTAATTGAATTATCGATGTTAATACCTCTCATATACGCAATCGGCATTTCCTCGATCATGTTACTAGCTCTAAGTATTTCAACGTTACCTCTACCAATAACTTTTTCAAAGTTGTGCATGAATGAGTACATAAACGGTTCCATTTTTTCTTTCATGGTACCTTTTAGGAAACCAATCTCTTCATCTTTTAAGGTTGTTACTGATTTAACAATAACAATTTTTCTATATCTAGAGTCATTCTTTAAAAGCTCTAACGCCATTGCACAAGACAAGAAAGTTTTACCTGTACCAGGTAAACCAGAGCATATAACTATCTCTTTCTCCTTGATTTCATTAATTAGTTTTTTTTGATTAGGGGTTTTACATTTTATATCAACCCTCATTTTTTCAAGTATATTACCACTATGTGCTCTGGTAATTTCCTCAAGAGCTTCCTGTTCTTCTTCTGGGGTTAATTTTTTTCTTGATCTCCTAGTCATTGGTTTTGTTTGTCTGTTACCCATATTAAAAGTAATTTTCGCTGTTTATATTTTTATCATCAATAAATAAATCGTAAGGTGGTTTACCGAATTTTAATTCATGGTATTTTACACCCCACTCTTTAAATTGTTTTTTGGTTAATTCCGAATGGTCGATACCCGTAACGGAACCTCTTGCTGTCCAATACACTATAGTATTCCCATCGTCATATAAATCATTTATTTTTTTTATCCTATCAAGCATAGGTTTGGAATTAGCATAATCTGTACCATTCGTATTACAGATAGTGTGATCAATATCAACGTATATTAACATACCTTCTCAAAAAATAAGAACTCATAGTTAGATTTACCTTCCAAGAGTTTATTACCTACTAAAGAGTAGTTAGTTAAATACCCTAAAATATAATTAGAATTTGTTTGGCAGGCTAATCTAACATTTTCTCTTTGACTGTAATCGCCTCTAAACATGGTTTTCTTATTATACCTTATTTGTAGCATGACTTTGTCGATACCAGAATCATTTAAATTTTTCAAAAAGTTTATTAGGTATTTTTCGTCAGGGAAATGCTGTATAACCGCTTGCGATATGAAAATATCCGCACCAAGATCATTAAACGTTTCTTTATCGTTTACATTATAAAAATCAACGTTTAAACCACTTAAATTATTACTAGCTTCATCTAATTGTCTGGCTGAAATATCAAAACCGATATACTTTTTTATGTTTTTAGTTGCAAATAAATATTTACCCAAAAACCCACCACCAATACCGTAGTCAACTACAACCTTATCATTAAAATCGTATTTATTAATAAAGTTATTTTCCCAACTTTTTGTCAGGGATTCAAAATCACCTAAATAATCTTCTATTTGTATGTGTGAAAAAACTGGGTCACACGTTTCCCAAAAATTTATTAAATCTTTTTTTTCCATAATCATTTTCTTATAAATAGGGTGTCCATATAATCCGTACCAAATCTTCCAGTCCATTTAGCTGAAAAATGTAAATTATAACCGAGATCAATTACTTTTTGGACGTATTCATTTGTTTTATCCTTTAAATCTGGATCTATGAAGTCGTGGAACTCTACCGATATTTGGTTTATTTTTTCACAAAGCTCAGGTGTTAAACTATCGATTAACGCATACTCTGAACCCTCAATATCAATTTTCAAATAATCAATATAGTCAACACCAACATCATTCATTAAATCAGAAATCGTTACAGTGTTTACTTTATATTTCTTAGGTTCTTTTTCACCCCATTTAAAACGTTCGTTTGTTTCAGCTAGCATGTTACCCGCCTCGTGATTATCAACCTCAGTAAAGTATAATTCCAAATCAGTTTCATTATATATGGCCTTATTAACCATTATAATATTGTCACCATGCAATGGTAAAAGTTTTTCCTTGAATAGTGTGGTATTAGGCTCAACCCCAATATATTTTTTGATCGACTCATGACCAAAAAATTCCACCACTTTTTCATAAAATCTACCATCATTCGCGCCTAAATCAAAAACAACGATATCATTTTTTTTATTTATTAAAAGTGTGTGATCTAGTAGTGTTTCTATCATTTTCTAAGGGTTTTCATTTTAGCTAATTCACCACCGAAAAGATCCCTATTTTTTTCTGGTATCGATGTTGCGGATTCGATATCTCTAATCCCCTTAACTAATTTAAATAAACCAGATGGTTCTATTGATGCGGAATGGTCTGACCCCCACATACTTCTATCTAGTGTTATGTGTCGCTCAACCCATGTAACACCCATTGGTATGGTGGCAAATGTTGTAACCAAACCGTATTCATGCCCACTGTAACCAATTTCCTTATCCGACCATTTTCTCTTTAACCAGTTGATGTAGTTTAAATTTAACTCCTCTACTGGGCATGGGTACGTTGAGTTTGTGTGCATGATAACATCTGGTTGGCAACCTAAAACACATTCATCGATTTGACATTCATCACTCATCCCAGTTGATATCATCAAATAGTCTGATTTTTGTCTAGCATACTGACACAAGTCAATATCGGTTATTAAAGCTGAAGGTATTTTCATAACAACACCCAAATCAGTTTTATATCTTGTCATAAAATCAACCGAATCCATATCCCAAACTGAAGCAAACCAGCCAATGTTTAATTCCTTACAAAACCTATCGATTTCATCATATTCTTTTTCACCAAACTCAGTTTTCCATTTATATTCAAGATAGGTTATTTCACCCCAAGGTGTCGATCTCATCTTATTTTTTTGTTCCTCTGGAACACATACATCGGGATTTCTTTTCTGAAACTTCACATAATCACAACCAGCCGCTTTTGCGACCATAATTAATTGCTTAGCGATTTCAATATCACCATTGTGGTTAATACCTATTTCGGCGATAACCTTAACTTTCTTGTTCTTCATAGTATTTTGACTTTATAGTTGTTATAATTTCACCAGCATCAAGACCATCAACCATCATCTCATAGATATCTTCTAGAATATCCGAATCATGGAATTTGATTTTTACGTTTTTGTTGATAAAATTACTTAAAGCAATTATAACAAAATTAAGATCAAAATCAAGGGAGTGTGGTTTATTTTCATCAATGTATGGGTTAATAAATTTAGAAACACCGTGCTCTTTAAAAGAACCATCTTCATTTACCCTACTGTATAGGTTATAACCAATTAAATTAATCTGTTTGGTGTTTAATAAACTAAAAAATAACATCATGCTCACACCAGAGGTTGGTAAAGGTAATTTTCTATTTTGCTCTCTTCTTTTTGTGATAGCGTAATAAGAATTCGATCTAGCACACATAAAATTAAAAGGATCAACATTATGTGTATTTGTTGGGTGTTGTCTTTCGATAGTATTTCTAACATTGGTTGTTAGTAACCATAATTTATCGGGGTTAAAATTGTTATTTGTTATCTCATTTAACAAAACAGCTTCATTTGTTGAACAATAATAAAAATCAATGTCGAATATATTTGAAAATTTGAAGCCCCAATTTGTTGTAACAACTCTTGATTGTAATATTTCTGGTAGAATTGGGTATAAATTTTCATTAGCGATCCCAGATGATACCAAACTAACATTACCTAAATTAACCGATAAAAATCTATATTTTTTTGAATAGTCTAACCATAATTTTTCAATAGCTTTATAATTTTTTTCAAAATCTTTCTTTTTGATATTCCATGGTTTTTCACCAACATAGTGTATGATCTTTATATCCTTTAACGATGTAGATAACTCATTAACTTTAGTGTCATCAAAACACCTTTTTAATAAATTATAATCCGATGACACAAACAATACATCGAAATTTTTTAAATACTCATTAAGTAAACTTTGATCGAGGAATTTTGGGTTTTTAAGCTGGGGGAATAAATTTAACATGTTCTTAACATGTTTATCGGACCTCATAAATGAGCCGTTTAATAGCAAAAACCCACCATTTAAAGATATGTCATCTGAACCAGCTTTTTTAATAACTGGTTTTTTTATGTACTCAGAAGTATCTCTAGTCGCGACAATATCATGGTCCATTAAATAAAGATCTCTTAGTGAGTTTACCACTAACATGTCGCTATCTAAATATAAAATTTTATCGTAATCGGTAAAATTAAAAGTTTCGATTGTTAATACCGATGGAACGAATCTATGGAAATTTTTACTTATTTTACTTTTGAATAGTGTGATAACATCATTATAATGACCAGCGGTGTCGATTTTTTTAAATATTGTTTTCCTATAGAATAGTTTTAACTCCTCTATTTTATCATCGGATAGTGGTGATAATTCATCACTATACATTATAATTAAATCACCGTTAAACCATGGGTTATTCTCTAAAAATGAATTTATAAATACGTAAAAATGGTCAGCAAACGGGTTATTTAATATTGTTGTAAGCGCATATCTTTCAGGTAAAACCCTATTCATTTTAATATTCGCACTATTTCTTACATCAAGACCTTGTGCATCGACCTTTTTGGCGAACGAATTTAAAGCAACATTTTCTTCTTTTTTTTCTTTAACTAATTTTACTGTTGTTTTATACACTGGTTCTTCCTGTATATGTGTTTTTTTCTTTATATCTTTTTTCTCTGGTATAATATTAACCTCTTCAACAATAGCCTCTTGTATTGTTGTGTCAATATTAACCTCTTTATCAATAACCTCTTGTTTGATTAATTTACTGGTTATAGCTCTATTTTTCTTTACGAAATACCCCATCTAGATCGACTTTTGTGTCAACGTCTGTAACATCATTAATTTTAAAAAAAAATGTTTCATTGTTATATAAATTATTATTAAGCTCACTAACGTGACTAACATTAAATATAGCTATATAATGGGAAATTTCAAATATTAATGGATAATCTTGTCTCCTATATAAATTATGCTGGATTAATTGCGAACCTTTGTTATCACCTAGGTCAAACATATATAAATATGGGTGCGTACCCTTTATATCTTTTTTACATAAAAGAGAGTTACTGGTGTTGTTAATAAAACTTTCATACGCTTCCTCAACATCACCCCAAGTCCTCTCTGGGTACGTGAGATAAAGCATTATAACAACTTCATCTTCATGTATGTCACCATTATTAATATGGTGTAAAATGACGTCTTTTGTACTAGTCTCATCCTTGGCTAAACTATCTGGTCTAACCGAAACATTTAAACCAATTAATTTCGCCTTTTCCACTAAAACTTCATCGTCTGTTGACACAAGAACTTTATCGAGTAAATTACTAGGTATTATATTAACGGTGTAATCAAATAAAATTCTGTTTTTAAATGGTAGCCCTTTTGAGTTCCTTCTAGCTGGTATTAATATTTTTACATTATCCATTAATTAATAATTTAACTTTACCATCTCTTATTAATTCATTAACTAACGATTCTTCAATATTAGGAGCATGGCCTTTCATCACTGAACCATCCTCATAATAATGCATACCCTTTTTAAAAAAATCAAAACCGTGTATTTTTACTGTATACCCTTCTTCGATAAAATAAAATATCATCACAAGACCAGTCGTGGCCCATGTATTATTCTTGTTAATGAGTTTATTAATTTTATTATAAAAACTAACAGGTATTATCGTATAACCATCTTCAGTTAGTTCATTAATTTTTTGACTGTTGGGGGTTACGACACTAGGGTAGGTAAAAAACTTTCGGTCAAACTCTGTTTTGTCGTATTTGTTAGACATAACAGTTTTAACCCAGTAATTAGTCTTTCTACCAACAAATTTTTCAAATGATTCAGTTTCAAAGTTATTAAACCTAACAACAATTTCATGTGAATCAATTAATTCACCACATTCTCTATCCAAACAAGAAGGACCGTTACCTATTAAAAGAATTTCTTTCATAAAACCTTTTTAATTTTGTTAAGTTCCTGGTTGAATATTTCTTCATGTTTTTCTGGTGAAAAATCATACTGATAACCCAAAGACCTATCCCTATTAAACTTACTTAGTCTGTTATGGTAATTTTTCATTTTTTCTAAAAAGTAACCAAGACCTATTTTTTTTAAATGTAATAGTTTAATTGGGTCTTTGTGAAAAACTACGTTACCTTGCGGTGCCGCGACATGACAACCGAAATTATAGTTTATTTCATTAATTTCTTTTGGTTTAAACATACATAACTTATTAAAGTGGTTATGTTCGTAACCATACTGTACATCATTAAGTATTGACCCAGATCTAGTTAAATCAAAATCCTTGATCATCATCTCAAAACCAATCGGCTTAACTATTGTCGCATCACTTTTACTAAAGTTTCTTAAATAAGTGCCAAAATCATCGGTATATAAGAATTCATCCATATCACATACAATGACAATATCAGCATTTTTAGATTGCTTCCAACCGTTATTCTTAATCATTAAATAAGCGTCATCTCTAATTTCACCATTGGTGTCATATGGTATTACGGTAACTTTTGGGTGTTTTTTTAAGATACTTACGCTGTTATCCGTTGACATATTATCGTAAACAACGATATTATTCACAAAATTCTCGTAGTGCCTTAAAAAATGTGGTATTATTTTCTCTTCATTCCAACATAAAACATGTATGTCAACCTTGGGTAGTGTTTGATCAAAAATGATGTGTTCGTTTTCTTTATCAAAGCAAATTGGTAAATATTCCCCGTAAATTTCCTCAAATAATTTTTTATTTACTTCCCACTCATTATTCGTTAAACCAACAGATTTATGTACAATTTCGATGTTAGACATAACACCGACATCAACACCTTCTAGATAATTTTCAACACAAAAAGGAATATCATAGAAATGAAAACCCTTAAATCTTTCATCAAAACCAAATACAATCCTACGTCTATCAACAGCCATAAAAACACCGTCAACAGCGATAACCTCTTTTAATTGGTTACCGTAACTTTCAGAGTATTTATTTTCCCATGTTTTGGTCCCGTCTGTGTGTTTTACACGGCCGTGCATAGCCTTTCTAACGCGCCACCACATACCATCAACCATATGAGTGGTCCCAGCAAGGCCTAAAATACCATACTCTTGGTTTCTATTAAACGCTTTTATAACTTTTTCACCCCAATTGTTCGTATTAAAAATAATATCGTCATGGCAAAAAACGATTATATCGCTATTAGCCTCTTTTAAACCCATGTTATAGATTTCAGGTAGTGAGTATACACCATTGTTCTCATATGGCAATACCTCAACCCCTTTATGGAGACAAGTTTTTTTTAAATGTTCTACAAAGTTTTCATCTATTTTTCTGGTTGAAAAAACGATACTAATTTTAATGTTACTCATACTCTTCTTCTACGATTAAAGGCCTCTCTAACGTATCACCTTTATATTTTAAAACAGGTATAATACCTTTTATTTTTTGGATAAAAATAAATTCGTTAGCAACCTCATTCAGCTCACGCTCAATAAATGTAGCTAGTTTATAATCTTCAGAATTCATGGGGTAAACAAAGGCGTATAAAACTTTATCACCCACTTGTATTCTTTTACCAGACCACACTGTTTTATATTCTATACGATCAAGAACATCTGGTGTGATCGCATTGTAAGCCCTTATCTGATCCTTAAATTCTTCTACCATTATTTAACACCTGTTGATCCGAACCCACCTGAGCCTCTATCTGAAGAGGATAGTGAATCCGTTTTTATAAATTTAGTTTTATTCATTGTTTGGACACCAGCGATAACACCCTGAGCTATTCTATCACCGTTATGGATGTAGAACGGTGCCGCTTTATCAGAGTTATATAATATAACACCAACCTCACCCCTATAACCAGAATCAACAGTACCAGGGCTGTTTAAAACCATTATACCGTTTTTTAAGGCTAAACCGCTTCTAGACCTAACTTGTAATTCATAACCAGTTGGTACCTCGAAATACAAACCAGTTGGTATTAACGCTCTGTTACCAGGTTCAATCTCAATAGTTTTGTCGATGAAAGCTCTGATATCAAAACCACTATCACCTTCTTTCTCATAAGTTGGGTCTGGGTTATTGGATTTATTGATGAATTTAACTTTTAATTTCATCGTACTACTTTCTTGATCGAACTCCCAACCACCCATTAAATCACTTGTTTGTTTTAGAATTTCATCTAACTCGTTTTTTGTTTCGTCATCAAAAAACTCACTCATGTCTAAATTTTGTAGATTATCCATATTATGTCAATGTTTTATAAATTTCAGCTCTATCTTTTGTTACATTATTTAAATTATATGTATCTTTAACAGTTTCATATAATTTTTCACCAAGATCTTTAACCAAGTTAGGGTTATCAACCAGTCTTTTCACGTGTTGGCTCCACTGTTTGTGGTTCTTATTAGGTTCAACCAATAGTGAATTACCAGCCTCATTAAAACCACCACCTTTTTCAATTGCGGAAATTAAATCAATTGTGTAAGGGCCATAATTTTGTGCGATAATAGCTTTTTTATGGAAACCAGCCTCAATAATTTTTAACTGCGATTTGTATTTATTAAATGAGTTTTCAGCTAATGGGGCTAAAGCCACATCAAATTCGTTATAACCCTTACCATACGACTCAATACTTTTTGTCCATATTCTCTTATACGGCATATCACTATCGTCATAGGTTAATTG